CTATAGACCATATAATTCCAAAATCGAAAGGAGGTAGTAATGATGTCAAAAATTTGCAATTTCTAAGCTGGTTTGAAAACAGGTGCAAAAACAATATGTCTCAGACAGAGTGGGACTTGCTAAAAGAGAGTATAAAGGAGTATTTTATATGAATATCAACACAATGAATGTAAAGGAGGCTACTTCCATAGGGAAGATTCTGCCAAATACCTTAATTCATGGAAATTGCTTGGAAATGATGAAATTCATTCCTTCAGGGTCTGTGGATTTGGTTTTGTGCGATCCTCCCTATGGTTAGCTAGGAACAACAGCTTGTAAGTGGGATTCAATAATTCCACTAGAGCCTATGTGGGAGCAGTTGAAACGTATTATCAAGCCTAGTGGAGCTATCCTATTATTTGCACAAACACCATTTGACAAAGTTCTAGGGGCTTCCAATCTGTCAATGTTGAAGTACGAGTGGATATGGGAGAAGACAGCAGCTACAGGGCATTTAAACGCTAAGAAAGCTCCTATGAAGGCTCACGAGAACATCCTTGTGTTCTACAACAAGCAACCTACGTACAATCCTCAGAAGCTGTACAACCAAAAGCCAACAAACACATATACAAAGCGTAACGGAGATGGAGAATGTTATGGCAAGACAGTAGAGGTGTCTGGTGGAGGTGACACAGAACGTTATCCTCGCAGTGTGCAAGTATTTAAGAGTGACAAGCAGAAAGTTTCTCTGCACCCAACACAAAAGCCTATAGCTTTGATGGAATATTTAATCAAGACTTACAGTAATGAAGGTGATACTGTATTGGACTTTACTATGGGCAGTTCAACAACTATTGTCGCAGCCCTGAATACTAAAAGAAATGCAATTGGTATTGAACTGGATAAAGAATATTTCAAAATAGGTTGCAATCGAGTCAAAGAATGTATCACAACGAATAATTTAGATGTACAATTAATTATAAAGGATTGTGTATGAAAATAATCTATAAACAAGGAGACTTACTGGAGTGTACAGAGAAAGTGATTGCACATGGCTCCATCGCACCAAAGTGTACATGAGAAATACAGAAACCAATCTGATGCCCTCTCAAACACTTGGTATTATAGTGAGCTTGGTAATTACATTGTTGATAGTGGTATTGAGTACTGGTTTCATGGGCATGTACATTCTCCTTTCAAATACAACATAGGAACTACTAATATCTTGTGCAATCCTAAAGGTTATACAGGAGAATATACAGGATATGATGCATTTGCTAGAATTGACTTAAATAAAGCTTGACATCCCTCCAAATCTCTCATAACATACGCTTGTCTTTACAACCAAAGGAGAAACAATGAGCTTCACACAAAACAACATAGACACACATTCAATATTATTCGATGTAGGAACTTGGCTAGATTATTACGATTACTTTTATGGAGAAGAAGAATGACGTTATTAAACACCGAGGATGCAGTTAAACAGGTCATGGCTGAGCTATTCTGGCAGGATGTACGTTCACCCCTTATAACAACTTTGCACTGCGTAGACATTGATTCTGTTGTAATGGACTTGGCAAGAGAAGAGGGAGTGTGGGTGGAGTATAAAGTGATTGGGAAGAATAAGTATTTGTTAAAGGTGTTGGTGTGATTTTATGTAGATTCCCTTGGAAAGCTATGCTGGTAAAGGGTTTCAAGACATTCTACCTCTATTTTTTGCTATTACAGGGGTAGTATAATAAGGAAGTATAAGGAGGTTGTATGGATGATGTAGTAGATAGAAGTGGAGTATATATATCCCTAAGTGTTAAAGTACCCAGAGGTGTAAGCAGTAAAGTAAGATATATGAATTGTAGGTATAAGAAAGAGATTGGTGTTATTGTAGTTAATGCATTAGCTCATAAAGGTAAGAATATATTCTACAGTAGGAGCAAGACTATAGTTCTACCAACACAATATAACCCTAAACAAATAACCAACTACGGTATATCTTCTGCTATTAGCTACCTAGAGAAAGAAGGGCTTGTAATTAACAATATAGCCCCTAGAGACTATGGCTGGTATGACCATGAATCTATCTCAAGTAGCTTTATTGCTACAGATAAACTTCTGGGTATGTTCTCTGTAGGAAAGAATGTAGATAATAGTAAGCAAACAATAGTGGTTGATACACAGAGAGTGGTACTTAAGGATGATGACAAGAATACGGTAGCTTACAAGGAATGTGATATTACTCGTTATACAAGATGTAGTTTGTCTACATATAACAAGTACATATCTGACCAACACATAACCTACCTTGATAAGCACAAGATAGTTCATAATGCTTCTTGCTGCCTTACTCGTATATTCAATGTTGAGATAGGGAATACAGGAAGACTCTATCGTTCTGAAATTATCAATATTAGAAGTGAGTACAGACAAACAATCCTAATCAATGGAATTGAAACAGTGGAGATTGACTATAGTGCTCTGCATTTGAGAATGTTGATTGATAAATACCTATGTGCAGATAAAATACCTTCTGGGGTAGACGCTTACATGCTCCCATTGACAGAAGATGAACAGACTGTCGAAGCTAATAGAGATGCTGTTAAGACCGCGTTCAACATTCTTCTAAACAACTCTAAAAGACATTTAGCCTGTTCTGCAATACAGCAATACTTGAACTTAAAGAATCGAGATTGTACAATCAGAAGTGGTAGTGTTCTATTGTCGAAGATAGAGGAAGCTTACTCATTCCTCCCATTGCAAGTGATATTGTGGCAAAGTAAGCCTTTAGCATATTCGTTACAAAAGCTTGACAGCGATATAGCTCTTGAGATAATATCTGCGGGTGTTGAAGATAATATAGCTGTGTTACCTATTCATGACAGCTTTGTGGTGCAAGCTAGACATAAGAACTGGTTACAGGATGCAATGGGTAATACGTATAGGAAACATCTAAGGACGGAAGAAAAGGTTCCTGTGACTGTTAGTTTTGCAGGAGAAGATTATAAGGAATTTGCATAGGAGAAACAACATGAAATACAACAATCTAAAACTTGGAAACATAGTGAGTCCTCACACTAATGATGTTGTGTGGAAGGAGAATTAAATGAACCCTCTATCATTTAACACAACGTTACGAGAGGCCAGAGAAGCCTTTGAGAAAGCCTTCTTGCAATACAACATAACAAAGGTAAATGGAAATATTTGTAAGCTGTCTAGGAATATAGGTATCCCACGAGGGAAGATATATGGGAAATTAAAGCAACATAACATTGAGATTGTGAGGAAATAGTATGTTAGCTATATTTGGATTCTTGGTATGTCTAATAAACGACTTATCTTTTGGTTGGTGGGTGGCAGGATTTATTTGCCTAGCTATTGATGGTGGTGGAATAAGAATTGAAAGGAAGAAATAATGAAAACACTAATACTAATATTTGCACTACTCCTATCAGGCTGTGCAATGACACCTGAGCAACACAAGCAGCATATGCACGAAGTTAATATGAAATACAACGACTACTACAGAGCTGAAGTATATCGTAAGCGAGAGATGGAACGATTGAAACGATTAAAGGAATGTGTAGATATGCAAATACGTGTTGGTGGAAATACAATGGATTGTTTATAGGAGAATGATATGATAGAAACCTTATTAATACTGTGTATTGTCATCCTGCTAGTGCTAATCATTACAGCCAGAAGTAGAATAAACCATCTAACAAACACACAACATGAAGTAGTGGTAGCTGTAGATGAGTTCTTGAAAGCAGCTACAGTTAACCAACAACTCATGCAAGATGTTTTAGAAGAACATCGACTAGCTATTAACAACCACAGAGAAATTCTGCTATCATTGGTTTCTTTAGAGAAGAGTGACGATAAAGGAGATAGAAAATGAGTGAGACGGTACATTATAAAGGGAAGCTTGAAAGACTCTACAGTGGAACTCTGCCACTAGAGGTGCAGCTTCAAATGGAATTGGAGAAGGTTGGTAGTGAGTTTACTGTTTGTGACTATCTGGCTAATTATGAAGAAGCTTTAGAAGAGTTACAAGAGATTGATGACTATTTTCTGTACAAAAATAATTTGTATTCAGTTAGTAGAGAGAAGCAAAACCCATATGACGATATTATGTCAGCACATAAAATAGATGAATACACGATTGAATTTGAGTTGAGATATTACAATGGTGGATGTTGCTTTCAAGAAGCGTTAGAGACAGCATTGGAGGGGATGGTATGATATTATTACAAATTATTGGGTTCTCTGTGTTAGTGGTACTAGGACTTTGGCTTGTGTTCATAGGGCTTTCTATGTAGCTGCTGATGGGTTATTTGGCAACAATTCTTTATTTGCAGGGGTTGTGATTATTGGCATAGGTGTTGCAGTGTGGACTGCAGCTTTCTTCCTAAGTCCATTCTCT